GCAATGATGAGTCCAGACCAGAGGCAGCGTTCCTGAACGAGATGACGGATGAGGAAATACGACTGCTTGAATATGACTGGTATGTTTGGGCTAGACCTGCACAACGGTTGCCTGACGTAGCATTCCGTATCTGGCTTATACAAGCTGGACGTGGTTTCGGTAAGACAAGGACAGGGGCAGAGACAGTTCGATTGTGGAAAGACCTAGGATATAAGCGGTTTGCATTGGTAGGACAGACTCCTGCTGATGCACGTGACGTTATGATAGAGGGTGAGTCAGGACTCCTGGCTTGTTGCCCACCTTGGGACAAACCTGAGTATCAAGCGTCCAAACGTCGTGTTGTCTGGGATGATGGAAGTGTCGCAATGGTGTTCTCTGGTGCAAATCCAGAGCAATTGCGTGGTCCACAGCACGAGAAAGCATGGTGTGACGAGATATTCGCTTGGCAGTACCCACAAGAGACATGGGACATGCTAATGTTCGGTCTACGTCTGGGCGATAACCCACAAGCGGTTGTGACATCTACACCTAAGCCACTAGGCTTATTGAAGTGGATGAGAGCACAGCCAACTACCCACATAACATGTGGTTCTACCTATGATAACCAAGCTAACCTGGCAGCCTCATTCTTCAGTGAGATTGTGAATAAGTATGAAGGTACACGGTTAGGACTGCAGGAACTGGAGGCAAGAGTCTTAGACGATAACCCTAACGCCTTATGGAATAGGGAGTTGCTGGATAAGAACAGAGTAACCAAACCACCTGCACTAAAGCGTATCGTTGTAGGGGTTGACCCTAACGCCAGCAATAACGAACAATCATGTGAGACAGGTATCGTTGTAGCAGGGCTAGGAGCAGACAATCATGCATATGTACTTACAGATGCAAGCATGAAGGGCAAGCCTAATGAGTGGGCTAATGCAGCGATTGCAGAGTATCACAAGTGGAAAGGCGATAGGGTTGTAGCAGAAATCAACAACGGCGGTAACATGGTAGAGTACACAATCATGTCCGTTGACCCCAAGGTAGCATATAAGGGTGTACATGCTGCCAAGGGCAAATACACCAGAGCAGAGCCAGTTTCAGCACTATACGAACAAGGCAAAGTCCACCACGTAGGCACTTTCGGCAATCTGGAAGACCAGATGTGTGAATGGGAGCCAGGGATGGACTCACCTGACCGTCTAGATGCACTGGTTTGGGCTATTACAGAACTTATGCTGGTCACACGACCTACGTCTATCGTCGTTCCTGGTGGTATGACTGGTGAATCAAAGTGGAAAGGTTAAGGAGGTGAACGGCGTGAATAAGCGTCAAAGAGACAAAATAAGGAAAGCCAAACAGTCTGCAGAGTCAGAATTATCAGGTAGGCTATCACCTGCATCCCCTGCGATTCCTGGCAAGTCACCAGCAGCACAAGAGGGGTATGACTTCCAGGCTAACATGGGGCAAGCTGGTTTCGGTCAGGGAGTTACAGGTAGCCAGGAAGGTAACAGCATGGGATTAGACAATCAACAGGCATCAGCCTACAACCCTACGCCGACTTACAACAAGTCAACCGTTCAGGACGTCAAGCCTTCAGGCGAGAACACATATGATGACGGCGTTTATGAGAAGAACGTGTTCTATGAACATGGTGTCTCAGGCTTAACACGTTTCGGTGGTTTCGTCTATGAAGAGTGGTTGAAGGAACTGCAAGGTAGGCGTGGAGCATTGACATACAGGGAGATGCGTGACAATGATGCAATCATAGGAGCGTTCCTATATGCCATTGAAATGCTTATCCGTCAAGTTAAATGGAGGGTAGAGCCAGCAGGAGACACACCACAGGACATTGAGGCAAAAGAGTTTTTGGAGAGTTGCTTGGATGACATGAGCATGTCATGGAATGACACTGTGTCTGAGATACTTTCGATGCTTCCATTCGGTTGGTGTTACATGGAGACTGTGTATAAGAAGCGAGTTGGACCAGATGAGCCTACAGGCACAACACGTAGCAAATATTCTGATGGTAGAATAGGTTGGCGTAAGTGGGGAATCAGAGCACAAGAGACTCTGTGGCGTTGGAGGTTCGACCAAGATGGCAGTATCCTTGGTATGGAACAAATAGCTGCACCTGACTACAAGCTTAGGTTCATACCAATAGATAAAGCACTGTTGTTCAGGACAAAGAGCAATAAGAACAACCCAGAAGGGCGTTCACTGCTGCGTAACGTGTATCGTAGCTGGTACTTCAAGAAGAACATTGAAGAGATTGAGGCAATAGGCATAGAGCGTGACTTAGCTGGACTTCCTGTTATGTGGCTACCTCCAGAAGTCATGGAAGGTGCAATGCCAGGAGCAACCGCAGAGGCAGCAGCAGCCTACAATGCATATAAGAAGATAGTTACCAACATCAAGCGTGACGAACAAGAGGGTGTCATGTTACCTCTGGTATATGACGACAAGGGCAACAAGCTGTATGACCTGGAACTGCTCACCAGTGGGGCAACCAGACGTCAGTTTGACACAAACCTCATCATTCAGCGGTATGAACAGCGTATAGTAATGACTGTTATGGCTGACTTCCTGATGTTGGGACATGAAAAGACTGGTAGTTATGCGTTGTCAGTGAATAAGACGAGTCTCTTCCAAACAGCACTGGAAACCGTGTTAGATACCATCTGTGACACCATCAACATATACGCCATACCAAGACTGTTCAAGCTGAACGACTTCCAGGGCTTGACAGATTACCCTAAACTGGTACACGACGACATCGAACGTGCAAACCTTGGAGAACTTGGCACATTCATCAAGGATGTAGCTGCAGCAGGTGGCATTACACTGGGAGATATTGAGACAGAGAACTATCTACGTGAGGCAGCTAACCTACCTAAGAAGAGCGACGAGTTCGTAGCACCATCAGTAATGGTGGATGACTCACTTGGGCTGGAGAATGAACTGATGGACGTGGATACAGACATATTCGGAACTACAGACACCGATGCAATCACCAAGGCACACAAGGTCAAGAAGAGCAGAGACCCTGACAGGGAAATGTTCATAGCAGCTATCAGGGAATTAAGAGACGCAGTCAAGAAAGGTGGGAAATTGGATGCTTAGTCAGAATAGAGGAATCATAATTATACAGTCCAATCAGGGAATGACGCCACATATCATGTTGGTGACTCCTGAACAGGCTGCAGCACTCGAAGAGCAGTACAAGAAGACCTTTACAGTGACATATTTCGACCATGAGCAAGGCGAGGACGTGACATTGAAGCCTTACCGCATAGCCTTTGGCACAATCAACAGCGAGTACAGGCATTGTGACAACTGTCACGACCAGTGTAACTAAGTCATAAAAGGACAGAGGTGATGACCATGAATATACTGATGACTGAAACGAGGATAATGCCATTCGGCGTGTTCGTTGAAGGGCAGACCTATGACACACAGAAGGATACGGAACTCACAGAAGGACAGGCAAGGACGTTCTGCCTGTGTGGAGCAGCAACCGAAGTGGCTTCACTTCCTTCAGGTGAGACGCTGTCAATCAGGAAGAAGGTGAGCAAGAATGAGTCTGCTAAGACTGCTAGATAACTTCATAATGAAGGTAGAGCCTGAGTGGAAAGCACTGCACAGAGTTGCAGACAGACGCCTGAAGGAAGTCGCCAGGATATACGAAGAGGCATTCATGAAGCTACGTGACAGTATTGATGTAGACGCACTCTCAAAAGAACACCTAGCCATGATGGATGACCGTATAGACTGGCAAATATTCGATGAAGCATGCGATAGGGCTTATGACGTTGTAGGATTGATTTTAACGGAGGCAGGTACGGAGGCAGCAAAGTACCTGTCTAACTCCTTAATGAGCCGTATAAACCAAACTGTGAACAAGGCGAAGCCGATAGACATGCCTGCAATCGAAGGTGGCGAACATCCGATAAATCTCACTGGTGCATTCAACATACGTAACCCGAGAGCAGCACAATGGGCTGTTCAACATGTTGGTGAGAACATCAGGCAGATAGACGACAACAGCAGGAAGGGTGTCCAGACCATCATTACCAACGCTTTGGAGCATGGGGGACACCCTTATGAGACTGCTAGGCAGATACGGCAGTATATCGGACTTACAGAGAAGCAAATAAAGGGCATCTTGAAGTACCAAGCCAAGCTTGATGAGGAAGGACGCCCACGAGCACAAGTAGACCGCATGGTTGATGCTGAAATCCGCAGGAAGATACGAGCAAGGGCGAATATGATTGCACGTACAGAGACCCAAGCAGCTGCCTGTGCAGGGCAGCAACTACATTGGGAAGACCAGATGGCAAAAGGCTACCTCTCAAATGAGTACTTCCAGAAAGAGTGGATAGTCACCCCAGATGACAGGCTATGTCCTGTATGTGCAGCTATGGAAGGTAAGCGAGCACCAATAGACGGTACGTTTGACGGTGGATATAAGACTCCACCCCTGCATCCAATGTGTCGTTGCTCCTTTGGACTGGTAGAGATAGAGGGTAAGACATTAGAGGATTATGCAGCCACTGCAGAGGGCAAGGACTGGACAGCTATCGACCAACTTGCAGGCATCGTACCAGTACCTCCAACATTACCGCCTAAGGTTAAAGACTCAGGCAAGGCTAAGTCAAAAGTCCCAGACGCACCTAAGTCAACAGACTTACCTAAACCTAAGCCTAAAGAACCACCAAAGCCGAAAGCACCGAGCCTTAAGAAGATGACACCAGATGAACGTATAGCGTTCCATGGTAAGGCAATAGATGAAATGGCTGACGCTGACTTGACTAAGCTATTGAACACATATTTCAAGAAGTACAAGTACGCACCGTTCTACGGCTTGCGTGAAGTAACTATAGAACAGCGGAGAGCCTTAGCAAAGCAGGTTATAGAGTTGCAAGAGAAGTATCCAATGAAGAAACCATTGAACGGCTTCATGATAAGGGATTTCGGCAAGGATAATTCCAACACCTATGCATGGTACAGGCCCAATAGCCACTGGATTGAACTTAACTTGAAGTACTACAAAGACCCTGCATA